GTCTGGGCTTGTCAGAGAGTTAGACAAAAAGTCCGACTGCGTTAAAAACTTAACTAGGCTTGGCAACTTTTCTGGGGTCGCGGCTGGGGGGTTAGTTCTAATAACATCTGCCATCTGCTGCATCCCAAACTGTACTCTGTTAGCCAAGAACCCACCCTTTCGTTCTTCGCCGGTAGGTATTTCAATTTTTGTAGCTTTAGATTTGTTCATCTGCTCTTGATAGTCTGCAAATGTTCCCTTGAATCCTTGGCTTACGGCAAACTGATACTCTTGAACAGAAGATGGAAGCGCACGAGGCTCTTTGGCAACTAACTTTGCGTACTCTACTGGAGAGGCTACACGGAGGTAGTCCATTACTGCGCGGTCTGCGGCGGCTTGGTCTGTTACCTGTTGTGTCTTGGGAGCCATGCCAATAACTTCTTGAGCCGACATCCCTTCTAGCATGGCGGGGTCGATGTTTGACTGTGTGTCTAATGCGCCCTGTCTAGTGGGTTGCATTGTCGTTGCGCCAGCCAATCGCGACATGAATGTCTCGCGTGCTTTGCGGTTTGTTTCTTCGTCGGCACGTTTGGCAAGCAGGTCTTTTACCTGCAAGCCCTTGATAGCGTCTTGTAGAGTCTTGTCGAACGAACTCTCGTATGCGCCCATTCCCGCAAGACCAATCTGCCCTAGCCCTTGTAGGTTCCCAACGGGGCGAGCCTGAGGGCCAGATAGTGCAGCCGCTTGGAAGATAGAACCAAGTAACCCTCGCGTGAAAGCCTTTTCCTTTGCGCTTTCTACGTTAAGACCTAGTGCTTTGAATAGTTCTTCGTTCATAGTTACCCCAACAATGATGTGATGTCTGCCCGACGAGGTCTTTGGGCTAGAAGATTTAGGTATTGAGAGTAGTCAACCGAGCCCTGTGGCGTCTGGTTGCGACCAATCATATTTGGTATCTGTGGTTCTGGCTGTCCCAACAAACCCCTGCCTAACCGCATAGCGTCAAATGCGTCTTTAAGTCCAAGACTTGATACCGCTGATGCTGGTGTAAGTGCCGCCGAAGTTAAAACAGGTGCGGCTGCTACTTGTTGCGCGGACATTCCCTCCAACAGCAATGGGTCAATGTTGCTTTGAGCTGCGGCATAGTAAGGGCTGTTTATCCCTGCCTGTGCAACCTGTTCCGCAGACATTGTTTCTAGTATTGCGGGGTCAATGTTTGACGCGGCTAATTCTGCCGCAGTTAATGTTGCCCCACCACTACCGACAAGTCCTGCACCGCCCGTCATTGCGTCTAACCCAAGTCCAGCATCAAACGCACCCGTGGCTGCCGCACCTTCTGCCGCCGCGCCACCTAGTGCGCCTGAACCTAGAAGTCCTGCGCCCGTAGCCGCACCGACGGTCAACCATCCACCTGGAACTTCGTCGCGAACAAAACTATCAATGTCACGACCAACGTCTTTGATTGGGTCGATAATCTCGTCTTGAATAAAATCACCTGCACCACCCATTTATATCTCCATTCTCCAGACATTAGGCTGGAAACCGTATTTTTGTGCCACTTTGTTCCAACCTTTTCGGTCTGTTTGAAAGCTGATGTGCTTGCAATTAGTTGCCTTGGCGTAGTTGACTAGGTGCATCACACCTTCGTCTAGGTTGCCTTCGGAATATACCGCCCACACAAATATGCCGTTCTCGTGTGGCTTTCCTACAAAGAACCCACGCAAATCTTCGTTCGCCATACCCATGACGCAGACCGCCTTCTTGTAGAGGATTGCCGCGTAAACATCTTCTGGAATCCACTTTGCGCTTGGAGTCTTGCGTAATACTTCTGTTAGCCCGTATTCAATTTCGGGCCAGTAATGTCTTAATTCTTCGGGTTGTAATACCCGTGGTGTCATAGGAAGTAGCCGAGCAACCCGCCACCTAATGCACCAAGTCCTGCTGCCTGTCCCGGTGCGTTAAGTGGAGTCCCACCAAACAACGAGCCGCCAAGGTATCCCAACCCAGCACCCGCTAGGCCACCCATAAACTGATTCTCCGGCAACTGTGTGTTCTGCTGACCAAAACCCGCAAGCGGTGTCCCGTAAACAGATGACAGGTAGGACATAAGCGACTGAATCGGCTGTTGTTGCCCGAACTGGAACCTAGCCATCTGCTCTTGTAGTGGCTGTCCGGCGATTGCTTCCCGCGCTGCACCAACTTGTGCGAGGGTTTGGCTTGGCAAGAACTGTTGTTGGTAGAAGGCTGGTGCGGCTTGGGCTAGTGCCGCTTGGCCCATCTGAGCCTGTTGTTGCAATCCGCGCTCACGGGCATAGTCCTGTCCAACGATGTTGGCAGAAACGTCGCCTAAAGCCCTTCCGTAGGCTTCCGTAGCCCCGCCAAGGGCACGTTCCATCGCGCCTGACCCGTAGCGACCAGCGCGTGAGTAGAGGCTAGAAATGCCTGGTAATACCTGCTCGCCGAACTGCTGTGTAAGCGGGCGTGTAGCGGCTTGGAGCATTGCTTCACGATATGGGGAGCCTTGCAGAAAACCACCTGCGGCTGTCTGACCAATCTGCCCAAGGGAGGATTGGTAGGCTTGCTGTGCTGCTTGTAGAGTTGGCTGTGCGCCGGTAGCCAAAGCCTCCTGTTGGGCTAGGGCTTGTTCTGTCTGCGCCGATGGTGAGACATAGGTTTGGCCTGGGAAGAACGTGGGTTGTGGCCCAGTCAGGAATAACTCTCTGGCGCGTTCTAAGCCCTGTGTAAGAAACGGTCTTAACGCGGGGTCAATTTGCGAGGTTGTGACTTGTTCTGCCATATATCACCTATTATAAAGATTATCCAACCAAAATGTAAGCATAAGTCTTGTCTGCCGTAGCGTTGGCATAGTGGCTTATGGTTGCCTGTCCCTGCTGTTGGGCAGAGACGTAAATGTTTGAGTACGCCGCCGGAGCAATGTAGTTCACGGTAACGATTACAGACGGGGTTGACGGTCTTGTTGGGCTTGTCTGCGCCGCCAGATGCTCGATTCCGCAGTCCGTGTCGGTTGACGACCAAGCAATTTGAATATAATCGTCTGCTTGCAATTCTAGGAAAAAGTTAAGCGCCGCAATCAGGTGTCCGTCTGTACCGCCGTGGCTCTCTGGGACTGAGAACTTGCTGTTACTCCCCGCGATATTGGAAGCAGCCCCGCTTCCGCTACCCTTCTTAAACCACACATCTACGTCTTGAATCTGCACATCCGCGTTGGCAAATTGGATGCTAAATTGAATGTTATAAATCCCGTAGTTACGCACACGGAACTTGTTAGTGCTCTCTAAAACCACCCCGTTGCTGTAATCAGTCGTGTTGCAACTGATGATGTACTCATTCGAGGTTGTTGTTGCGTTCTGGTCTGTCGTGTCCTGAAACGCACCGTAGGGCGCAGAGTCCGCTTCTGCCGCGTTTGAGAACGGAATCAGGACAATTTTTGTATCTACGGAAATACGCTCGTCAAACAGGGTGGTTGTGGTCGCATTGCCCGTGGCAAGCGTAATCGTCCCCGTATTATTGGACTTGCCGTTCATCAGGTTGTTGACCACCTCGGAAATCTGCCGAGGATTGCCACCTTGGTACGGTAGAACACGAAACATTATCTAGTCCCTGCTTGCTGAATCTCTACATCTACTCCGATGGCAGACGACCAGTTGTTCCCAGACGGCTCAAGCCTTACCCTGTGGTAACGCCCGTAAGACCTAACTCCCACGCGGTTCTCGCTGTTTGCCGCAGTCACGGACGGGAAGGACAGGGTCGCATTTAGCTGCAACCTAGACTCCACGGCTACCGAACCAGAACCGTTGTCAACCAATGGTTTTACAAGGGTAATCATGGACTGATTCTGGTCTGCGGAAATATCTGCCGTGTCAATCAGCGCGGTCTTTGCTGGGCCGGTAAAGGTAATGATTTTAGCCCCCGTAACCCCTGCCAACTGCAACTTACCGCCAAGCCATAGACGCGAGTCTAATGACGTTTGTAGGGCATCTATTGAGGCAGAGTAATTATCTAATCCGTCAAGCGTGACTGCCGGTGTGGAACTAGAGGCAATTCTGTTTGCCGTGGAATCCGCGTAAGCCCACCGCTTTGTGGGAACGTGGTACATCAGGATTCGGTAGGTCAGGTCTGTGCAGGAATATCCCCACATCACTAGGTTCTTGCTCGGGTCTACCGCCACACTCATAAGGTCAAGTTCCGACTCTCTAAGTGTTGTAAAAAAGTAACGGTTTACCTTTTCCGCGCCGATGTTGACTATTTGCTGTCCGTCACAGGCATAAAAGCCGTCGTCGGAGAGGAAGTAAGTAATACCTTGCCATTGGATGACTGAGTTGGACTCGTAGCACCCAAGGTTTCTCGAGATGTTGTCAAACTGAAATATCAGCGGTGTCCCAATATAGGACATCCGATAGATACTCCTGTCCATGAGAACAATGCCAAACTCACCACCCGTAACGCCTTGAACCCTGCCGCCGTCAGGAATGTCCTGAAAGTCTGCCTGTGTGGTGGCAGATACAGCCCAAGTCGTCTCGTTGTTGATGCCAGACCATTGCACTCTAGTTGGGTTGTCTGTTTGATAACCAGTAACCACGAAGTCCCGCACCACGGTCACAAACTTGGCCTTGGGTGCGTCCGAGGACAGATTGGCAAAGTTTGCCGTTGTCGTTAAGTCGTAGGCTTGCATGGTGTGCGCCTCTGATGCCCCTATCACCTTGTTGCCAAACTGCGTGAACTTCCACATTGTCGCGTTTGTGTAGGTCGTTGCCGACACGTCGTCTAGCGAGAAGTCAGAGGAATCTAAAATGTACAAGCGGGTTGTCCCAGAGGCAAAGACCTTGGTGGTTCCAGCCACATCCCTTGCGGCTACCACGTTAGTTAGGTTCTGGGCTGCGTTTCCAGAATAATCTTCCTCTGTCGGAAACGGCCCGTAGCCAACGGCTCTTGGGTAGCAGTTCTTAGCCGTGGTCAGCGCACCGATAACCCCTGGCTGGTCAGGTAGCCACTCTCCAAAGGTAACTCTTGTTATTGCCATGTGTTACTTCCCGAAGATTGTTGTGTCCAAATATCGTTTTGGGC